TGATTGAAATGAAGGATAGTAAAACGCTCTATAATTTCCATAAAATAACGATGGATTCACTAGTAACTCTAACCTTGCTTATCAAGACGCGTGCTATGGCTTTCTGCTGCTCATAATCAAGCGTGAAGATATCCTTGGTATCAAGCACCCGTCTAATATCTTTCTTTCGTTCTACGGCTTTGAGAGAGGTGTCAGCGTCTAGCTCTTTTTCGAGTGCTGCACGCTCTGCCATGAAGTCGCTCGACCTCTTTTGTAGTTCCTCTAATGAAATTCTATCGTCAATGTATAGATCATTAAGCCTGCTAATTTTAGCGGTCAAATTGTCAATCTGTTTCTGGTAGCTAGCCCGGTCTATCGTCTCTTGATTTGTGTTTGAAAATAGCTTGTCGATATAGTCTGAATCGGTTTGTAGCTTGCTGATTTCAGTCAAGACAAAGTGCTCGATATCGTCCTTGAAATAGAAACCAGAATCACATTTCGCATTGTTGTTATAGACAGTCACGCCCTTGATTTTCCGTGGGTGTCGCTGCTTACACTCGTATTTGACTAAGCGTGTGCCGTCTTTCCTTATCATGCCTAACTTAATAGCAAGCGGGGCTGAACAGTAGCCGCATTGAGCTATGCCAGAAAGCATGTATTTTGCTTGAAACGGTCTAGGGTTGAATCGCTGGGCGGCTGTCCTTTGCCTTGTCTTAATTTCCTCTTGCGTTTTGTTGAAATCTTCCTCGGAAATAATAGGTTCATGAGCACCGGGGAATATCTGACCCTTAAATTGATTATATCCACAATATACCGGATTTGAGAGGATAACCCTTACTGTTCTATAGCTCCACTCTTTATCTTGCCCGTATTGCTCATTGAGGGCGTCTCTGAGCTTGGTTATAGACATCCCTGATAAATACCACTCGAACATTTTTCGGACGATTAGGGCTTGATATGGATTGACCGAGAGCGTGCCAGTTTCTTTGATATAATCATATCCATAAGATGTCTTTGCCCACTGCATTGACTTGCCGGACTTTGCCCGACCTAGCTTGCCTAGCTGCATCCGTTCCTTGATTTGTTCTCTTTCAAGTTGTGCAAACACGCTCAATAATCCAATCATTGCCTTACCGAATGGCGTTGAGGTGTCGAAGTTTTCGAGCAGGCTGACAAATTCTATATCATTTTCCAGAAATACATCTTCAATCAGATAGAGCGTATCTTTCTGACTACGGCTCAACCGGTCTAGTTTATACACTAGCACCGTATCAAACAGCTTTCTTTTGGCGTCTCTTATCAACCGCTCTAGTGCAGGGCGTTCCGTGTTAGACCCAGAGAAACCGCCGTCGGTGTATATCTCATAAATATTCCAGTCCTTAATATCGCAGTAGCTTGTCAGCTTTGCTTTCTGCTCGTCGATAGAATAGCCCTCGTCAACCTGCGATGTGGTTGACACTCGGACATAGATAGCTACTTTGTGCATTGCCATTGTGTTTGTACCTCTTTTTTGATAAAATGGGTACAGAAAAGAACACATAACCTCAATTCATTTTTTAGTGGTTATGGATTTTTTCTGTGGTGCTGCTCTATAATCAAACTTTGGCGAGGGAGATTATAGGGCTTTTTGTTGCTTATTTAACTTTGACTTTCATTTCTCCATTAAGTTTTTGACTTGCAATAGCACTGCCATCATCCGCTTTAATGTGAAACATTGGATAGCGCTCATAATTGACATTGTTAATTGCAGCCCAAACGTTAAATGCTTCATGTTCTTTGATAAGCATGTCATCAGCGAATCTCTGAAGTTCGGTTTTATCATAATATTTATAATCGACAGGTACCGACAGATACAAAATGGTATCACGATTATAAAAACCGTATTGACTAATATCTACACCCTTTTCTGTCAAATCATTTTGGAAGTATTCGATAAAGCTAGCCATTTGATCAGCGGTAACATCTTTAGGTCCATCTGAAGAACTTGATTCTTTAGTTTCGCTTTTAGATTCTTTTTCTTCTGAAGAACTTGATTCTTTTGAAGCCTTTTCCTCACGTTGTGGGTTAGACAAGTCTGAACTACTGCTGGTTTTAGTCTTGGGTTTGGTTTTCGGCTTAGAAGAAGACGTTTGGACAGTCTTGACTGGTTCTGTCTTTGTTTCCGGGGCAATACCAGTTATTTCAAAAAACTTACCAAGTACAGCCAAACCTAATATGACAACAACCCACTTTTGCCAACGTTTTAAATTTTTCCATTTACTTAACATTTTTCAATCTCCTTTAGTTTTAAATATTCGTTTTTTACAAAAGTCTCATCACAAATAGTGGTGAGATTATATTTTTCCATGAAGTGTATATAGTTGAAATCATCAAGATTTTCGTTTTTCAACAATTCATGGATCATATTTCTATTAGCTTGTGCTTCATATTTCTCACGTAAGCGCTCGTAGTGTTTGGGATTGTGTTCTAAGTGCCCTAATTCGTGCAGTAGGACCTTCAAACGTCTTTCAGCAGGCAAATCCCTATTGATGTAAACCACACGGTTAACAGGGTCTAGAAACCCATCTCGAGACCACTGGCTAGAGTCAAACTCACAAAGAGACACGTTGAATTGCTCAAGTAATTCTTTTTCAGGCATAGCTTCCTCGTATCGGTTTCTATAAAAAAACAAAAGAGCCAATTCAACAAACGAACCGGCTCTTTTTAGACGTTTTGTTCCCTTACACTTGCGCACGCACAAGCCATAGGGCGCTGAACTTAATCAGTCTTCCACTAAAATTAGTTTACAAAATGTTTTACTTACCGTCAACGATTTTATAAAAAAATAGTAAACGTTTTAACCAGTTCCGGTGTTTTTTGTTTTCTGTTTTTCTGTAATGCATATCCTCACACTCAAAGATGGCGGGAGAGCGTGGGGTTTTTTGAGTTGTTCCCAAAATGGAAACAGTTGATTTTTTACTATTGTTCGTTGTAAAATAGTGATGAAAGGCGGGGCGATGATATGTTTTCTTTTTTTACTCACATCAATCAAGAGCGTCAAAAGATGGAGCAATCTAAAAAAGAAATGGAATTGCGCCACAATGAATTTGCTGATAGAGTCCGCATGGATATTAAAGTAGGCGAGGAAGAACTTGATTTAAAAAGAGAGTGTTTTAATCGGCGCTACGGACATCTATTTAGTCCTCGAAATAAATAGCAATAGGTCTTACGAGGTGATCATCTTTGTTTACCATCCTAAAAGAACCAAGCATAATATTCAAGATTGTTGTTGGAGCGTACTTCAACATCAAGCTACTATCTTTCATGTGTGAGAAATCGCTAGGTATTTGTTCGTCAAAAGTTGAAGAGCAGATACCTAGCATTTTTATTTTTCTCTTTCCCAGTTGCATAAAACTAAGCTGAACACTTTGAACTCGAAGAAATTCAAGCGGAAGTATGCTGAAGGTATTACTAATTTTGATTAGATTTGTTTCAGGCAATAACTTTGTTAAGTAAGAAGACATATGCTTCATTGTCTCAAAGTTATTCCATCCGTTTCTGGAAAGTTCTTTTTGGATTTGTTTAGCCCTAGGTAGGTGTTTATCTTTGCCCTTTATTTTTCTCAATTCTGATTGTAGCGATTTAAATTCATCGTATCCAGGAAGTAAAAATTCTATTTCTTCTAAATCACTTGTATTTGCTAATTGTTCAAAGTTGAAAACTGTCAATTCTCCAGATACAGAAATTAAGTCGCCATCTTGGTAATCGCTATGTTTTATAAGTTCTTTTGCCTCAAGACCAGTGATAAGCAAATCTAAAGAATAATCATCAAGAGCAGTTTCTACTAGGTTTTTATTTGACTTAGAAAATACAAAGTTGTAACTATCAACATTAGTGTTAGAATAGCTTCCTGTTGCTTTTAATAGAGCAGAGAGGCCAACGTCACTGGATATGGTTGTTTGCTCTGTACTTCCTTCAGTTTTAGCGTCGCTTTCTCCATCTTCATTCACTAATTTTGTTATCAGACCAGCGTTTTGCTGAGCGAGCAGAGAGTTAACTAAATTTGTGTCCAGATAGATTATCTCTTTCATCCTCAATCCCCCTTACTACTCATGTAACCCGCAATAATGCCACGGATGGCACGTTTATCATCATCCGTCAACGGTTTCCCGTCGAACATCATGGCGTTAGCTATGATTTCATCAATGTCAGTTGAAGTGGCATCTGTAGAGCTAGGTGTTACATTCAAGAATTGTTCCGTTGTCAAACCTAAAGCACTGGCGAAGTCGTCCGCTTTGTTCAGTGGGAACACTCGGCTCCCGGAAAGATATCTTGATAAGGTCGATTTTGAAACTCCTGCTTTATTAGCTAATTCAGACATCGACATAGAACTATTGTCTAAATAACCTTTTATCAGCGAAATAATTTCCTCGTTATTTCTCATGCGCTTTTTCCTTTTACTTAATAGTAAATACATTATACATCAGTTCCCAGAAATAAACAATACGTTCCCGAAAATAAACTTTTTTTATATTTTTTT